TGTCGACCCACTCCGGGTGCCTGCAAAGAGCGCGGCAAAGGTAAATCATGGGGCAAAAAAGCTAAAAAGAAATCTAAGAAGAAAAACGAGGAATTATACATGGATTTAGAACAAATTATTCAAGAAGAATTAGAGGCAGTCCTTGACGAGAAGAAAAAGAAGAAGAAAAAGAAGAAAAAGTCTTCTGGTAAAAAAGACGCATGCTATAATAAGGTAAAATCACGCTATAAAGTGTGGCCGAGTGCGTATGCATCCGGTGCTTTAGTTAAATGTCGTAAGGTTGGTGCTAAAAACTGGGGCAATTCTAAGAAAGAATCGCTAGAGCTTGACGTTCAGAATGAGATTGAGTTGATATTACAGGAGTCTCATTCCAAAGAACATGAAGAAGAGTTGAAAAAAATAGCTGATGAGTTAAAGGGTGCCTCCAAAATGCATGCTTCTCAAGCTGAACGTGTCGAAAAAATCCTCGATGAGACCGATGATGACGAATTAAAAGAGGGTGATTGCCCTGAAGGCACTAAAATGGCCTCTGATGGCAAATGTTACCCCGCGACACCCACTGATATGGGACGTTCTTACGGCGAAACTCCCTTTGAAGAGGGGGGTTGTGGCATGGATGATGAAGAACCAACACTTAAAGTTGCTGTAAAAGAAGAATTAAACTGCGGTTGTGGTAAAGATCCTTGCGAAACTTATGGTAAAAATAGCGAAAAGCTTGCTATAATGGTAAGAGAAGAGTTGGAAGCCGTTGTTAGAGAAAAGAAAAAGAAGAAAGCTTGTAAGCCATCCAAAGGGAAGCGCTTTGCTAAGCGTGTAGACGGCAAATGTCGTTCATTCGGCCAGAAAGGGAAAGCAAAAGGTGGTGGAGATCGTATTAGACCCGGCACCAAGAAGGGTGATGCCTACTGTGCGCGCTCAGCAAAGATTAAAAAGTGCAAAAATCCCCCATGTGCTAACGCATTATCCCGTAAAAAGTGGAAATGTCGCGGCTCTAAATCAATGAAAGAGTAAAAAAATGTTAAATGACGAAGAAATCCTGCTAAAAACAGCTAATCTTCTCGACACTTTACAAGAAAAGTGTTGGAAGGGATACACAAAGAAAGGTATGAAGACCATGTTTGGGAAAAAATACCCAAATTGTGTCAAAAACACTAAGAAAAAGAAGAAAAGAAATGAAGACTTATACTCTTCAAGTGAAAAAGTGCTTAAAGAAGTCACTGAAGACGAAATGCGAGTACTTGAGGATGTATTAGATGGCTTAGATGCCGCTAATTTACCCCTAAACGACCTTTTCAGTGGCAAAATGCGGGTTGTTATACCATTTCCGACAGTTGACCCGTCCACAGAGCTTGGAAAGTTCGCAAAATTCTTTGAAACACAAGAATATGATGTAAATTGGGAGAAAGGTATGGTTTCTGCGGTCAGAGAAGTAACTAATGTCAGTGATTTAGCCGCACAAATCGCGGGTAACCCCAATAAAAAGAAAATTAAGAAGTTTCAGATGAAAATTGGCAAGTTATTTTCCAAAATGGCTACTTTAAGCAGACAAAAGAAAGAAATTGCCAAAAATGACTCCGAATTTCAGAAAAATGAAGATTATAAGCGTATAATTCAACAAATCCTCTTATATATCCCCGCTCCAGGGGTGGCTGGTCCTGCTGGTTATGATTTAGAAGAATTAGCCACACAATACGGAGAATATTGGAAAAAGAACGCTGCATACATCAAACAGAACATTGATGAGCTTGATAGTGACAAGTTTTCTATTATTATCACTCGACATCCGATAGATGTGCTTAGAATGAGCGATTTTGACGAGATTACCTCTTGTCACTCTCCAGCTAGTCGTGCAAATGCCTATCAATCTTATTACAAGTGCGCTGTAGCTGAGGCACAAGGTCACGGGGCGGTTGCATATGTGGTTAACACAGAAGACCTCCTGAGTGCCACTAATACGAGTAATATAGACAGTGCAGAACAAGAAATTCAAGAAGATGAGATATTTTTAGATGATAAACGCCCATTTAGCGGCGATATTGAGCCAATTTCTCGCACACGTATCCGTCACGTTAGATATTTTGACTCAGATGAACCAAAACGATTTGATGACGGACAAGATGTTGGAATGCCAGAGAAAAGAGTCTATGGTGCCGACATTCCCGGTTTGGCCGATCAAGTTACTGACTGGGCGAGATTAAATCAAGAAGAAGTCATTGAAAATATGCCGAAAGAAGACGGAAAGATTAATTTAGATAGATTTATGATCTTTGGTGGCTCCTATGAAGACACCGCAAATGCAGCGGGTCGTGCAGAACTAATGAGAAAGTTAGTAGATCAACGTGTTACCGGTAATATGAAGCAAAACAAAGATACTGAAGATACTCTTGATGCAGACTTAATTGGTGATGTCATTGCATCAACTAATGCGAGGTGCGAGGAAATAGCAAACTATTGGGTAGAAAGATACGCTCAGTGTTTTGTTGATTATGAAGTCCATGAAGATGGTGGAGATGGTGTTTATATCAGACCGTCAGGTCAGTTTGTTGCTAAATGGCCGGTTGATGAGTGGAAAAGACTGCCGAGCAACGCAGAAGAAGTTGTATGGAATTCTGTTGATGAAATAAATCAGCATTTTGGTGATGTATTTATTCCCTCAGATGACTCTACTCCCACAATCCGTAGGATCCGCGAAGAAATACACTTATCTATTGCTATTAACTTCGATCATCCTGACATTGCCGGAGATACGTATTTTGCATTGCCTGAAGAATACAACGAGGCATGCCAGAATATCGATGGCGTAATCGACGATAGAAGAGACGCTTTTGAAGAAATCCTCACCACATACTTCAAACGTGAAGGTCAAATGGAAGGCGGGGATTACATCAATTTAGCCATGGCGATTGAAGATGGTGATGTGTCATCCTACGAGTGGGATGTTGAAACTGATGGTGACTACTCCGATTCGTATGAGTCCACCGCAAGATACTCTCACTATTATGATCCAGAAGATTTAGGATTAGGCATGGAAGTGCTTATGAAGATTCTTGATTCTCGCGACTTTAAAATTGAACTGAGAAAGCAATTGCTTGAAGAACCAAGAAAAACCGAAAACACACAATACTACCTACAAATGAATGCTACAACAGTGGAACACGCTGGAGAGGCTAAATATACTGCTATATTCTCGATTAACGCCGATGAACCCGATATTATGGTTGGGTTATTCAAAGAGCTTGTAGAGGGCGAGATGGACGACGAAGACAACCTTAACGTGGTGTTTAACAGAGTGTTAGCTCAATTTGTTAATGCTCGTCAACCGTCTTCGATGCAAACAAACGAAAGTATTGTTTCAACTTGGAAAGATTACTTAAGATCATGAAACTCCTACTTGAAAATTGGCGAGGAATATAGATGAGTAAATATATGAAAGACCCGGAGTATTTATTCTCCATTTTAGCTGCCATAGTAAAGAAAAACGGCGGTTTTTTAAGGTTAACTGAAGAAGAAATCAAAGCTGTAACCAAGAATGACATTGTTGGTATGTATTTTGAGCCTGAAACAAATTCTATTGTTTTCAAGCAAGTGGATCCTCAAGATGCCCTTAGTGCATCGAGAATGTTAAAAACTCAAGAAGATGAAACAACTTACGAGAATTGAATTATGTATGAATATAGTGCTAAACTAATTCGTGTTATTGATGGTGATACCATCGATGCAATGGTAGACTTAGGATTTGACGTTTGGGTTAAGAAACGTGTAAGATTATATGGTATTAACACGCCAGAAGTACGTACTAGAGACCTTGAAGAAAAGAAAGCGGGTATGGAGGCCAAGAAGAGATTAGAAGAGCTTCTAGAGGGTGTTAACGGCCGTTTTATATTATGTTCTCGTGGCATTGGAAAATACGGAAGATGTCTTGGAGAACTACTTATTGGTGAATTTGGAGAAATTCATATTAATAATAAGCTCTTACATGAAGGGTATGCGGAGAAATACGAATGAAACACTTATTTGAAAATTGGAATAAATATCTAAATGAAGATATTAAGATGGTCGCCAAAAAAGCCATAGACTTAGTTTGCCCGGTTGCAACTCAAAATTTAGAATTAAACACCAAGAATAGAGATTCAGCGATTCAAGCTGATTATATAAAATATGGCCCACTAAATGTAGATGAGCCCGGAGATTACTGGGAAGAAATAGCAGAGTACTGGGATACAGATGTAAAATCGGCGTTGGCCTCGAATTGTGGGAATTGTGTAGCATTTGATGTTTCCCCCAGAATGAAGGAATGCATGCCTGGAGAAACTTCGGATGACGATGGTATGCTTGGGTATTGTTGGATGCACCATTTTAAATGTCACTCTGCCCGTTCGTGTAGAACCTGGGCCAAAGGTGGACCGATTGAAGACGATGATGTATCAGCAGACTGGCAAGATCGATCACAGGCGGAAAAATAAATGAGCCAAAATGGATGGGAAACATATTCAAAGTTAGTTTTACAACAACTTGAAACCATGGCTTCTGGGATTGAATCCCTCAGAACCGAACTGCAAGACGTTAAGGGTCAGCTTACTGAACTGAAAGCTAGAGAAGACCGAGTTAGCGATTTGAAAAGTTGGAAAGAAAAATTAGATGATGTTGCTTCACCTCCACAACTGAAGGTTGCCCTCGAAGATATTGAGGAACTTAAAACTTTTAAGACAAAAGCAATTGCAATTTTCATGGCAGTTCAAACTATGATGGGTATTGCCATGGCTTGGTCTAAGATGTTTTAAGTCATGTTGACAGTTGAAGAACAAAAAACGTTATTGCAGCAAATCATAAAACAGTTGAGTGGCGAAATAGACGAAACTAAACGATTGGTGCCCGAATATACTATACCAGGACAAGGTTATCTTTTTTGTTTACAGCCCTCTTCTCGTTCTTTCATAAAGATAAACAAAAATCAAAAAGTTTTTGTCCTTGACGAAATTACTGGCGGCGATAAGCTTTTAATTTACACTAGTTGTGGTAAAATAGTAGAAATTCATGAAGATAAATTGTATCTAACGGATTCAGATTAATGTTATTTGCTTTTAATAAATTTTGGAAAACTGTTTTATTTTTAGGTGGAGCTTTGTTTAGTCTTTCATTTATTGGTTTTGAGTTTACTGCTGTCACATTATTGTCACTAATTTTGTGCTCTAATTTTAAAACTACAGAGACACATATATAAATCCTTGCCTATATAAGGCGTGGGTAAAAAGAATAAGCAATATTTTAAATACAGTGATGGTACTTCTGTATCTTTACAAAATTTAACGTTGGTAAAATGGCTAGACGAACAATCAGTTGTGAAAAGCGAACCAGTAGAAGATCATATCCAAGCAGAAATAAAATGTCATTCATATTTACAGAAAGGCATTTGTGCTTGGATGGTTCACTACGATGGATGAAAAAACTCCTTTTGGCTCGCTAGCAGCAGAAAAATTTGAGATTGGTGATATTGTTGAATGGACGAAATGGGATCCCGTGATCGAAGAGTGGGTCTCGAATTTCGGTATATTAATGGAGATAAATAATAAGCCGGTGGATAACCGAATTATCTCAGTCTCAACAATAAAACCATTGAATCAAAATGACAGTCAATTCATAGAATTATTCACAATGTATCTCAAGCCGGTCATACCTAATAAAAAAATCATTTGATTACTTAATATTTACAACTATTTAAACTATACTGGTTAATGTTATGAATGATATTCTCAAAGATTTGATAAAACAATTTATGCCGTTCGCACAAAAACAAATTGGTTTTGAGCGTCCTCCAAGGCTTTTTTTACGGCATGATGCCGGCAATGCAAAAAACCCTTTAGGTAAGACAGCGTTTTATGATCCTTCAGCAGAATCAGTTACTCTTTACGTTTCAGGAAGACATCCAAAGGATATTTTGCGTTCTTTGGGTCACGAATTGGTTCACCATAAACAAAATTGTGACGGTGAATTTAGTGATTCTGACGACATGGGCCCGGGCTACGCACAGCGTGATCCCCATTTAAGAGATATGGAAGAGAAAGCAAACAGAGACGGAAGTATGTGTTTAAGAGACTTTGAAGATAAGTTAAAGAAAGAAAACACTATTTACTACGAACATCTACTAAAAGGAGATAATAAGATGTCTATAAAAGATTGGAAAAACGAAGAAATCCGAGTGATTCTCTCAGAAGCATGGGGTTTTAAATTCAACACTCTTGAAGAGTTTGAAGCATTTGATGGTCCGGGCGAAATGCAAGCCGAAGCCGAAGAAGAAATTGAAGAGGCTGGTGCAGTTCCACAGACACCAACCGATGCTGGTCGGGAGCTTGGTAAAGACCCCACAGGGGATGAAACTAAAGACCTTGGCATGGAAGAGGCAGTCAACGAAGAAGACGAAACTCTTGAAGAAGAGGAAGAAATCGAAGAAGCCGCAAAAAATATGGTTAAAGGTCCAGATGGAAAAATGGTTCCTGATTATACTGTTGATGGTAAAGGCGACAAGGATCGTGCAAAAGGTAAACCCGCAGAAGATGAAGATATGAAGAAAGAAGAATTGCAAGAAGCAATTGCCAACCTCCTTCGTAAACACCTACAAGGCTAAAAATTTAGCTTAAAAAGCAGAAACAAGTTTATAAAAACTTTTATTAATATATTCAAAAGAGGAAAAACCAATGTCATTAGACACAGCGTGGAAAGATTTCTTAAATGAGAGCATAGATGAAAAGTCTATCTTTACCTATATTCAGGGTCTCCAAGAAATAATTTCCAATCTTAAACCTAGAACACTCTCTGAGAAAAGACGAGTGATACTGGCTAAACAGCATCTACGCGAAGTTAAGAGATTTGCACGCAAGATGGATAGTGACATTGGTGTTCTTCAAGAAAAACTTACTATATTAGAAGAGTCCCAAGGAGACGAATAATGGCTAAGGCCAATACCCACCTTACTCATCTTGAAGAGTTGGTATTAACTCAGGGCCCAGAAGGCTATAATAAGGCTAGAGGGTTCCTTCTGTCGCTTTTAAAGACTTTGAAGGGTAACACCTCCTCTAAAGTTCAAACGTCCGTCAAATGGGACGGAGCGCCTGCTATCTTTGCTGGTGTTAATCCTGAGAATGGTAAATTCTTTGTTGGTACGAAATCAATTTTCAACAAAGTACCAAAAATAAACTATACAAAAGAAGACATCATCAAAAATCACGGGCATGCACCGGGACTTGTTGACAAGTTAACCAAAGCATTGCAATACTTACCGGCGTTGAAGATTAAAAATATTCTTCAGGGCGATTTTATGTTTGACGATGGAATGATCCGCAAAACAGAAATAGAAGGCGAACCACATTATACGTTCAAGCCGAATACTATTTTGTATGCAGTACCGGTAGATTCAGATTTTGGAAGGCAAATCGAGCAAGCCAAGTTTGGTATTGTATTCCATACAACATATAATAGTTTAGATGGCGGTGCTAGTTTTGGTGCGGATGTGTCTGGCCTAAAGAAAGCACCGGGAGTATGGTTTGATGATGCATTTTTCACAGACGACACCGGTGTTGTAACTTTGACAGATGATGAAGAAGCTAAGATACTCGAACTGGTGAATCAAGCAGATGCAGTAAACGAAAAAATTAATTACGACGATTTACCATTTGCATTTTTAAATATTTACATAAACAGTGAAATTAAAGCTGGCGCCTTTCTTGAGAACCCGCAAGAATCATTTGAAGGCTTCATCAACTGGTATTCCACCAGAGTCAAGAAAAAAATTGATAGTCTAAAGAGCGATAAAGGAAAACAGAGAGCAACACAAAACGCTCAACAGACCCTGCAGGCCTTTAACGAAAAAAGAGAAGATATCATTAATATCTTTATAGTAAGCCGATTGTTGTTCGAAGCGAAAAACATTTTTATTGAAAAGTACAATAATGCTGTTTACAATACAAAACATTTTGTTGATAACGGATCGGGAGATTTGGTAGCCAGTAACCCAGAGGGCTATGTGGCAGTTGATCGCAAAGGTAACGGTATCAAGTTTGTGGACCGTTTGGAATTTAGTAGGGCTAACTTTGCTGTTGATAAGGGCGCTAAATTTACTGGCGATATCAACGAGTTAGAGGATGAATTTGATATTGATGATGAAACAGATGATCCTGTAGTCGACCAAGATTACCCTAAAACAATAGCCGTCGTTCCTGGCGCCTTTAAACCCCCGCATAAGGGTCACGTTGACATGGTGCGAAAGTATGCTGCCGCTGCTGATGAAGTTATAGTAATTATATCAAAGCCCACTAAACAAGGAAGAACTTTACCGAACGGACGAGAGATTACTGCTGAAGATTCTCTTAACATTTGGAATACGTTAATTAGAGATTTACCAAATGTAGAAGTAAGTATCTCAAAAAATCACGCTTCTCCAATTAATGCTGCATATGAATATGTTGGTGACGAAGGGCCTATGAACGTAGGTGATAGCGTTTTTCTTGGTTGTAGTTCTAAAGATTGCGACTGGAAAAGGTGGGCCGGCGCAGAACAATATATTAAACAAGGTGTTAAACTTTTGTCACCTGAAGGCACGGCGATCGAACCATCGGAACACTCGCCAGAATATATGAAGCTATTAATGGCTGAGAAAGAAAAAGGCTCTGATTTATACAATAATATGCCAAGTGTTAAGGCTGGCAAACCATCCGAGCAATTCCACGCTAGCGATCTTAGATTTGTATTAGTAGAAGCCGCTAAGAGCGATGTAGCTCGTAAAATGTTGGAAGATTTTGTTGGCGCAGAAAACGTTAACAGCATATTAGATATCCTTGGATTAGAATCCATGTCAGAGATATCAACAGCCGGTATGGGCGGATATGGCGCCCCTTTGCGATATGGGTCGGATGACGACCCTGAAGATAAAAAGGGAGCCAAGAAAGCAAACAAATATATGGATTTAAGTTTGATTGACGAAGTTATGAAACTAATTATGGAGAGAGGCATTATATAATGAACGCTAATGAAGAAAAAACCCTTAGAGAAAGTATAAGACTTGCGATACGTTCTGTCAAGCAGAAACGTCAAGGTATTGTAAAAGAACAAGAAGAAAAGTTACGTGAAGTAATTCGTGGATTCATGAATCACGAGCTTAATGTTATTAATGAAAAAGGTGCGGACGTATCTCCAACACCTAACAAGTCTACAGGAATTAACGTTTTAGAACAATTGCTTAAGAAAATTGTTCCTATCTTAGAGGAAGATTACAAAACTCTAACAACTAACAAAGATCAAAGAGATTCATATAGATCTCATGTCATCAATGCTGTGGTTAACACCCTTACACCTGCTAAGATTAACACTCACGCTAGCGATGAAGAGCCTTTGGGGCTAGATGAATTAGAATATGATATAGAGGAGGACATACGTATAAATGTTGGTGGTACTACTGATGATGATAAGTTTATCGATATTCGCTCAGATGCCGAGAAATCGGACGATGATGATGAAGCGGAAGAAAATCCTATGGATGCGTTCGGAAAAGATGTCGAAGGTGACGAGACGGGGCGTAACATGGCGTACCAATCGTACAAAAAAATAGAAACCAACATTGTTGATGCCTATGAATTGCTTTCAGATCCTGAAGATCAAGAGTTATTTTATGATTACATCATCGCAAACTTAAAGTTATACTTTAACAAATTTGAAGAAGAGTTGGATCCCGAAGTGGCAGAGCCCTCAAACAAAGCATATGATATGGCTAAGGGCGATCAAGAATCCCAAACACAAGATGTGGAAGCCGGCGCAGACGATTTAGAGCTAGATTTATAATTTTTTTCAGTTTTATACTTGACAGCTTTTAAATTTAACGTTACACTTTGTTTGTGACAAGCCCCCTGATAATCACTAATCACTAATCACTCTTATTAATGAATAAACCAAATACATTATCTGGTATATCTACTATAACTAAACTAAAAGATCTTAATAAACTTAATGATTCATTATTAGTCTGTATTAATAATCTAACATTAGAAGATCTCATAGCAGTAAAATTAGAATTATCATCTAAGCATGTTAATAATAGACTATATGGTCTTGACATATGGAGAAGAACATCTTACATTGTCAGGGATGGTATATTAAAGTTTTCTTTATCAGTAGCTAAGTCTAAAAAAGATGCAGCTAGATTTCTAGGACTCAGTTATGTTGAGTACATGAGACATATAAGAGAATACAAAACAAATGATTACTTCAAGGAAATAAAAAATGATTAGTATCTTAATTACTTTACTCTCATGTGGTCCAGCAGATCTAAACACAACTGGAACCCATGACACTCAAGCTAATATTGCTCCAGCACCAACTGAATTTGGTGTTATATCTGCTCCAGATTGCTCTCAGACGCAAGTTGGTGACTATGCCTGTAACGTAGTGCTCTACGACCAGAACAAGGAACCATGGCAGTTATACGACAACAAAAATAAAGTTGTAGTTTTGGATTTTTCCACTAGTTGGTGCCCGCCATGTCAGAATGCAGGTATGTACGTACAAGACATTCAAGATGATTATGGAGATGATTTAGTGTTTGCTACTTTATTGGTAGAAGGCTACACCCAAGGATTATCCCCAACAGAAGATGAAATGCTTGATTGGGTGGTTAGTCACAACATTACTACAGCACCAGTATTGTACGCCAGTCGCGATTTAGTTTTTGACCCGACTGGAGTTGGGGTTGACGGATATGTTATCGGTGGGTTTCCCACTTATATTTACATTGATCGTGATGGCAAGATTGCCGGCGGTCACGCTGGATTCAGTGACGCACATGTCAGAGAATTAATTGATGGTCTGCAATAATGTGGAAAGTTTTTCAATACGACGGTAAATACATTCAGGGTAACCTGATTAGTAAACATTCATCAGAAGACGCAGCACTGAAGGCTGCCAAAAAGAAAATAAATTATACATATTGTGAAAAGAGTAAGAAAGGTAAAGAAATAAATATTTGGTTAGACGATGCCAATCATACCCCAGTGGGTATTATCGTCAAAAAAACACGGGGATGAAATAGTTTCGACGTGGCTCAGAAGATATTGAGTGCAAGCAGGTTAGATACGACCTTAACAGTTCAAAAACACTAGTTGCAAACAACAACAACCACTTCGAACAGCGCTTAGCAGCTTAGTAGGGAGGTCGATTAGAACCTTCTATCCAATCTAATCAACACAACAGATAAGTTGTAAAAATCAAAACATTTGTTGCAGTAGGATGGTAAGCAACATCTTAAAATCATCTATCTTTGTTAATTTGTGATAGTAAATTGACTATGCTTGTGAATGACTTTGTGTTGAAAGTGTTGCGGACGGCGGGGCAGTACCGCCCATCTCCACCATTTATAACTACTTATTATGATAGTGGGGTGACCGAGTGGACGAAGGTGCTCGCCTGGAAAGCGAGTGTGGTTAATAGCTACCGTGGGTTCGAATCCCACCCTCACTGCCATTTAAGGAGGACAATGAATGTTTGAGATTTTTAAAAAGAAGAAAACAAATGAAATCAAACCGCACAAAAGAATAACGGTTGATGGAATAGAAAAATCTTTGTGGGATATCAAAGAAGTATATGGATTAGAGACAGAAGAAGTGGAGAAAGTTGTTTCAGAAAAACGCAATCTTCAAGAAAAAAGAAAAGAATTAGATAAAAACAGCGATAGTTAATTTATCGTGAAAGATAGAGACTTAATAGAATTGGGTGATATAGTACAAGAAGTTAACTATATTGCCTATTTTCATAATTATCAAAGACCTCTGGTTGGTATAGTCATACAAGTTTATCAAGTGAAAAAGCAACCATGGGAGAAATCAGGCCGCCAATTAGCAAAGGTTTATTGGTTTGAAAGTAAGAAGTTTGAGATGATGCCGATCTATTTATTAGCTCATTATGAACCAGATGGAGATACGTATGAGTCTGAAAAAATATAAAGTTGATGACATAGTTTATTTTGAGCCGTACAAAAATGAAGACACCATCGTATCAGAAATATTGAAAAACATTTCAAAAAAATCTGTTATACTTAAAGTGTACGACAAAGAATTAGACCGCTACGAGATATATGATTATGAAATTTGTATACTTGAAACCGGCGAAATCAAAAAAGTAAAAAAAGAAGTTTTAGTTCGACAGGATTAACGAAGGAGTTATATAACATGTCAGATTCAGAAAAAGAAAAACCCACAATCATGGTGTCAGGTGGTTTTGACCCAGTTCATGTAGGACACATCAGGATGATTTTGGAAGCGTCACAACACGGTGATGTGATTGTAATTGCAAATACCGATCAATGGTTACACAGAAAAAAAGGTTTTGTTTTTATGGAGTGGACCCGCCGCGCCGAGATTTTGAATGCGATTAAAGGTGTTATCTTGGTTGACTCAGTAGATGACAGTGATGGCACAGTGTGCGAAGCCATCCGTCGCCTCAAGCCAACATACTTCGCCAATGGTGGCGATCGTGGTAAATCTAATACACCAGAACAAGATGTGTGCGAAGAACTCGGAATTGAATTACTGTGGGGAATCGGTGGCGATTATAAAGCCGATGCCTCATCCGATCTTGTAAATCGATTTAGAAAACATCAAGATTCTGAAACATACAATCAAAAAAACACTGGAAATAAAGCCTCTAGTCGATGATAGAAGTTAGACATAAGAATACTCACTAGTTAATAATATGGCCGCTACTGTTTTAAATCACAATGAAAAGACTTTAAAGTTGGACTCTTCATACAGGCCAATCGACATTGTTGATGCTGTAGAGGCTTTGGTATTGTGCCTTATTGGTAAAGCTCAGGCTATTGAAAGTTATAATAAAGAAATACATTCAGTAGCAGAAAGCTTCACTCTTCCAGCAGTTATAGTCTTGAATAGATATGTCAAATTTCAATTTAAAGTTGTTGCGGTACGCCGCCAAGAGGTTATACTAAGAGATCAATGCATTTGTCAGTACTGTGCGAAAAAATTCCCAGTAGACAAGTTAACAATAGATCACATAATACCGAAAAGTAAAGGTGGAGAAAACACCTGGGAAAACCTAGTTGCTGCATGTAAGAAATGCAATCAAAGAAAAGGTAATCGAACTCCCGAACAAGCAAATATGAAATTGTTAAACATACCCAAGAAACCAAAATTTAATATACTTAGAGCAGTAGGCAAGAGTCAAGTCTCTGATTTATGGAAAAATTATTTATGGGATTCACATGATTAGGAGAAACATGGTTTGTTATTTATCAGAACTCGGCCACAAAAATTTTTATTACCCAACCAAAACTAAGGCCGTCGTAACAAAACATTGTGAAGACGATATTGAAATTTTAAATTGGCTTGGTGGTGCCTCAAGAAACTTGAAAGCAGTAAAAGTTAAAAATGAGTGTTTGTACCCGCTAACATTGAATGAAGATGCAGTTAAAGAGATTCTAAGCAAAAATAAAGAAGACTATTCAATTGTTTGGATTGAAAAGTGAAAGAAGATCCTTACTCACAAAAAGCAGTATATAAAGATTTTATAGTTTATACATTGACAGGTGCTGTTATGTGCGTTATTCTAGATTATATAAACCACACTTTTTTTGTCTCTTAGCTCAGTTGGTAGAGCAAGGCGCTGTTAACGCCTGGGTCCGCGGTTCAAGCCCGCGAGAGACAGCCATTCAACCCAAGGAGAAAATATGTCTATTGTAGACAAAATTAAAAAACTAAACTTAGAAGAAAACGAACTGTTGACCTTAACTTATGAAGAGGGAACTGATGTTTTCGTACACAACGAAACCGAAGTGGAGGATGCGATTAATGAAACTGATGTAATCAGCACATTTGCATCTTTGATTGCGGATACTAAACTGGATGTTCGAAATCATTGGTATGGTAATATTATTACTCACTTTCGCGACCAAGACTGGCTTGATGACTACCAGCGTGGCTCGTTCAACTTTGAAGAATATCTTGCAGATTTTCTTACTGAGAACTTTTACGATCAAGAAATGATCGAACATTCAACTGAGAAATACGACCATAAGCGCGGCTTCACTACATTGACCGCACAGGTACAAATTCCAGTTGGGAACTTCATTAAGGTTTGTCCTTTTGTATCAGGCTGGACTATTTCTGTCAAGACTGACAACGGTACTTTGACCTTTGATGGATAGCGCTGTTCTGCTCGCTTTATAAGCGGAAGGGGGCTGCCCGACCCAAACGTAGGCAGAGGTTTCCGGTTATCCTAGCTCTAGACAGAAAACCGGCTTTTTTTAGGAAAATTATGACATCAAAGCAGTGGCTTCTCAGTTTGATTATTCTCAATACTATTTTTACAATTTATTTTGCAACATATGGTAGTTACTGGTTCCTGATGAACGCTGCTGCAGCATTTGTTTGTTTTAAACAATATAAAGTTATGTAAGTCCATATATACTTTGTGGGTCTTGAGAAAACAATTGAAACAATTGCAGAATTGTCTGTGTTATGTATGGCTATGTTTATAGCAGCCTTTTTTTGTTTTCGCGTGTTATTGGTTCCTGAAGCAAGTTCTTCGGCAATATATAAGATTCATGAAGTAGAAGAGTTACTTTCAGAAAATAAATAATATGCTCGTATAGCACAATTGGTAGTGCGTCTGATTTGTAATCAGAAGGTTGGGGGTTCAAGTCCCTCTGCGAGCACCATTATTTAAACATACTTTCAATTTCTGTTACTATATATGGTATAGAAGGCAGGTATGTCAAAAAAGAAAAACTACGTTCTGGATACAAGCGTTTATCTGACCGATGCAGACGCAATATTCAAGTTCGATAACCACGATATTTTTATCCCCCTCAAAGTACTAGAAGAGGTGGATAACCATAAGAAAAGACAAGATTCTGTAGGTCAGAATGCTCGTCAATTCATCAGAAACCTTGATGAACTGAGGAAAAAAGGTTCTCTTGAAAAAGGGATCAGAATTGAAAAAGGCATGGGTATACTCAAGGTAATCTCATACTCTCAATTAAAAAATGTAATTTTTCCTCCTGATTTGGATATGAGATTACCAGATCACACGATTATAGCAACTGCAAAGACAATCCAGATGGCAGTTCCTGAAAGAAAAACCATTATGGTTAGTCGTGATATCAATATGCGAGTTATCTGCGATTCCATAGGGATTCCGGCAGAAGACTTTATATCTGAAAAGGCTGTACGATCTTCCGATGAACTTTACAAAGGATTTGTAGTACACTCAGTCGACGATCAGATTATAGACCAATACTACGATGGTAAGGACGTTTTCCTTGAAGAAGAGGATTTCGAAGAACCATGGCATCCTAATCAATATGTCATGCTGGTATCAAATGCAAATGAGAAGAAATCTGCCCTTGCAAGATTTAAAAACTCTTTTGAACCGCTTCAGCCGATGATTCACAAGGATATACACGATTGGAACATCAACGCTCGCAACAAAGAGCAAGCTTTTGCAATTGATTTACTGTTAGACCCTGATATTAAAATTGTGTCGTTAATCGGCCGTGCTGGCTCTGGGAAGACTTTGATGGCTATAGCTGCAGGTCTTCAGCAGACAATCGGTTTAAGAGGCGAGAACAACCATTATGACCGTTTAATCGTATCTAGACCGGTACAACCACTTGGTAAAGATATCGGTTTCTTACCTGGCACCATGGAAGAGAAGATGTTGCCATGGTTAATGCCTATTCAAGATAACCTTAAATTTTTAATGGGCGATCGAACATCTCTTGAAATGTATATGGAAAAGGGAAAGATTGAGTTAGAGGCTCTAACATATATTCGCGGCCGCTCTATAGCAAATGCTTTTATTATTATCGATGAAGCTCAGAACTTAACTAAACACGAAGTCAAAACAATCATTACACGAATTGGTGAAGGCACCAAGATTGTGTTGACGGGTGACATCGAGCAGATAGATAATGTATATGTCAATGAAACGTCCAATGGCTTGGCTCATGCTGTGGAAAAATTTAAAGAATATCCAATTGCCGGCCACGTTGCATTCCGCAAAGGTGAACGTTCAGAACTTGCAACACTAGCATCTAAAGTTTTATAGTTTACAAAACACATATTACTTGTTATATTATGTGTAAGGAGTTAATATGTCTGAAAAAGAAATAACTGAAATTAACGAAGAACAAGCACACCAGAATCCTGTATTAGCCATGGCAGTACAACCAGATTCTGAATTGAAGACTCATTTAGTTGAGTACGTCGGAACAAAATTTGATAAGGAAGAAGTAACAGTCAATATGATTGCTGAAACTTTGGCCCATGAATTTCCTGAATTTATGATGGCCGTCGCTGAAGAAAACTTCCTCAGAGGATACCAA